AAATTATGAGCGATTTGACGCCCAGCAGTGTTATTGCCCGTATAAGTAACAATGTCAAAAAAGCCAGGGCACTTGCGGAATGTCCAGGAGCAATAGTCGTCGCCGGAATCATTACAAGCACCAGCATCACCAACTACAAAGCCGGTTGATAAAAAGCTTTTGATATGAGATGGGTAGCTTGTGTCGTCAATCTCAGGTCCACCTAAATTGGATAACAACAACTTGTTCGCACCCCTTTCTGTGTCAACAAGTACATGGCTAGTGCCGTCGGTCGATCTGTTTTTAACCCAAACCAGTCCCCCTTCACCAGAAGTTCCAGTACCTGGACCAAAACCTTCATCAAAGAAAGGACCAGTTGTCGCCGTAAAATCGCCGCCTGTGCCTGAATTAGTCGCCGCTCCAGTAGCAGCATTCAACGGCAGATAAAGCAATGGGTTAAGGCTTGCTTGTCCTGTCGCAGGCTCTAATCCTGCCGTAACAAACAAACGACGATTGCTTGTTGTACTGAGATCTCTGTAAGTGGTGTCGTAATAAAGATGAGCAATGTTTCCATCAAACTTGCCGCTAGACCCATTGGTAGAGCCTACATAACGTGTTCCGTTGACATTAATAGCAATAGTGTCGTTGGTGTAGTCAGAGTAAGTTGGAGAAACTGCAGCATCGTTAATATACAAGTACCTGTTGCTGCTATTAGCAAGATCCCAGCTAGCAAGGACGTGATACCACCTGCCTACAGTTACCCCTGTGCTGACGCCAAAAACTGTGCTGTATGAGCTGTTGAAACCACTGATTGCAAGGTCACTACCAGCAAAATTTATAGTCGGACCAGCGGGCTCTGTATAAATAGTGCCGCTTAAAGTTTTCGCGTAAAACCAAAACGAAAACGTGAATGTCTTGCTTGCAGCCGCGCCAGATAGCGCACTGCTTCTACTCATTACCGTTTGACCTCTAAAGTCATACGAATTGCCGCCAAATGCAGTGCCTAGATTGATTCCATTTTTAATCGCTTGAGCAACCCCATTCCCTTCATACAAAAACGTTGAAAATACGTCGTCAACGTAAGTAGCTTCTTTCGCCGCTCCAGCAGCAGCCATCAGCTTTGCGGTGA